TCATTTTGTCAAAATCCTTTCTAGTTTCTTTTCACAGAAAAGGATAAAGCCCACTATAACTATCACGTCAGCAATATACAAATATGTTGTATACAAATCGCCAAAAAGGCCGGTCACCTCAGAAAAATGGAATTCTACCCGGTCACTTAATTTAACATCACCGAATTCTATAGCCGGAAATGTAATAGCTATATCTTCGCTTCCATCGATGGAAAAAAATCCATTTATAAACCGGGTAACTATGTCTATAGGCGCATACAAGGCCCCAAAATGGTCCTTAAGAAACTGTTGCATATCCTGTGCCCACTGGACAATATATTCCTGGTCAGGAATAAACAGCTTTTTAAGACCATCCATGATATTGTTAAACAGGTCAGTAAAGAAGCCGCCAATTCGGTCACCGAGCTTTTCAAAAAACCCCTTCTGCTGGTTCGTCTGGTCTTCGATTTTATCTCCAACCACATTGGCTTGTTCTTTCCCCGGGTCAATCTGCTCCACAGTAAAATAACTAACCCAAAGGTTAAAAAGACCAGGGGCAGTATCAAACTCCACCAAAAGAGCCATATTGCTATAATCCCTGTCCGCCTGACACAAAGTAGTGACATCATAATAGCCATAATGCTTATTGTCAGAATAAGTAAAATCAAAATCCACAGCATCAGGGTCTAAATTAAAAAGGTCACCACCAGCAATACCAAAGGCAACCCCTAAACGCGTAAATTTAGAACCAATATCCGCCACAGCAACCCGAAAGCGCACACGATACTTATAACCGGAGCGAAAGCGAAAAAGAGAAGGTTTTGTGATACACGCCGCAATCTTATTAGATGTCCCCGGCCAAAAGCGAAACATAGTGCCGTCGATGTGAGAAGCCCGAATAGATTCAGAATTGGCATCAATCGCCATAACAGCAGAACCAGAAAAATCAACCGTTTGGGTAGAAACAATAGCCGTATCAGCCAGCGCGGAATAACTTAATGGCAACAACAACAAGCAAAAACAAAGCAAGCAAATAAAACCCCGCTTGATTACTCTCACTTTGCACCCCTCCTAACTCACGCAAATCCGGTTGTATCGTACCGCCTTGAAAAACAGCGTTGCTATACACAAACTCACGTTGCGGCACATTGTAAACCCCAGAAAAATCAGAGACCTGAACCTTAGCATCTGAATAATTCACGGACGAAGAAGAATCCACACGATAAATAAACCCAGAACAACCAGAATAGCTATACAGCCCATTCGCAGTAATTTCTTTATCAGAAAAAACAACCTCGAAATCATACGAATTATTGCTCTCAGTAACCGTCCTAACAACGTAATAATCATAGCCTCTCCCCCTCATCGTCTCCACCAACGCTTTCAAATACTCGAGTTCCTGTGCCGTAAACATCAGAAAAAGTCCTCCTTCCCGCTGAAGGCCCGGACTATCATCCGACCGATACGGGTACAAATACCGATAAAAGCCGCAATAGGTATCATGTAAACAAATGCGCTGGCAATAGCCGAAACAATAGCGTTATCCATCGTAAATCACCTCCGGAAAAATCGGTCTACCCTGCCATTCCTGTTTATAACGGCCCATCTTTGCATAGGTGTCATAGGCACCATACAAATCCGCCGTATGTATCCACAACGACCGCCGCTTTACCCACGCATGCAGCTTACCGTTTACCTCCTGAGACCGAAACGCATCAATAAACCGATTGAACTGCAAAACACCAAAAAAGCAACGGCATTCCACTACGTCCCGGACCTGTTCTCGAAGCGGCTTAGCCATCCGGCCATATATCTGGGACGTGCCAACAATATGCTTTCTCTGCTTCCGTTGCTGGGATATTTCCGTCATGATGTCAATAGAAATATTTTTGCTTTCAAGGCTATTCATCTCCAAGTGAATTTCATCAATCAGATAAATCACACCAGCATAACCGTTCTCAATGTTTTTAAGGTCATCCAAGCCGTGATATGGAATAACCTCATACCCTTCCGGCAGGAAACTGGGGTCTATAGCCACATTGGTAACCAGCTTGCTTTTAGGATAAGCCTCGGCCAGATGCCCCACATAATTGACCGCGGATATAGTCTTTCCATCTCCCTGACATCCGGTAAATATTAAAGTGCCGGACGGGTCAAAATACTCCGGATGCTCCTTACGAAAATCAATCTTATACTTGATAGCCTTAAACAGGTCTATAAGGCTATGCGACCCGCTGAACAAACTACGCCTCATACAATAAACCGTCCTTTCTAAAAAAAATTGGGGGGCCACCCCATAAGGTGACCCCCCAAGGCGGCGGGAAATCAAATCTTGAGTTGTCCCTTCTTGAAAGCGGCCATAATCATACGGACAACCTTGCGACCGCCCCACCAGAACAGCATCAGACCGATACAACTCGCAACGCAAATCCCGAGGATAGCGGCAATATTAGTAATGGTCAGCTGTCCAAAAACGGAACTTGTCACGGTATTAATACCAGCGACAATATCCGCCTGTGCAGGTGCAGCAGGGTTAGTAGTCTCAGCACTCGCGCCAATGGCACCCATAGCCGCAACAACGACAGCGGAAGCCATCAGTGCAAAACGCTTAAAGACCTTACTCTGCTTAATCCTAGCAAACAGTTTCATGTAATAACCTCCTTCCCCACTTATTCCAAAGCCATAAGGCTATTTGGTCTTAGTCGGAGGCTCGTCGAAAATATCAGAGGGAGCAGAGCCAACACCATCCTCCAAGGACATGAAGTCAAGCCGGCCCTTCTGGTCGAAAAACACCCGATAGTCCTTATTGAGATGGATGGGAATGGTCGACATAGGATGGCCATCCGGAACCTTGAAGTCGAGAATCTGACACCCCTGCAAACCAGCAAGCTGTGTACCGCGGTCGACACAGTGCACCTTGATGCCATGAAACTCATAGCCGCTGTCAAGCTTGAAATCCTGTCGCTGAACTCCTACAATTTGCAAAATCATATCTTTCTTCCTTTCTGCGTTTTACCCCGCCGGGTTATTTACTTGATTACATTTTATCATACTAGACTACATTTTGCAATTGTCAAATATTACATTTTGCAATTAGACTAATTATGTAATATGATATAATGCAATCAAAGGAGGTATGTAAGAAAAATGTATGCAGAAATGTTCCCACAAAAATTAAAAAAAGCAAGAGAAAACACAGGATTTACACAACGAGAAGTATGCGAAGAACTAAAAATGAAACAAAGCACCCTAGCAAGCTACGAAATAGGAAGAACACAACCAGACTACGAAACACTAGGAATTCTAGCAGATTTCTATGGTGTATCCGTCGATTGGCTACTTGGAACAAATGGGTGGAGAGAAAAAGACCCTCCCCCATATGAACCAATCGCCAACCAATCCAAAAGAACCGCAACAGTAGAAGAAATAACAAGAATCCAATGCGGTAAAAAAAAGCCCCTACCGAACAGGTAGGGGTTTAACTTATTACTTAGTAATCTTTTTTCTATGAAAAAGCCAACGAACAAAACAAAAAATACAATAAGCCAGAACAAGAACAAAAGTAATAATGACAGAAGGAACCAGCACTTGGTCAGAAAACATCAACCGAAAAATATCACGAACAGATTCAAAAATCGAAAAGGTCATTTACTCCAATCCCTTAAGTCGGCAATATGCACAATGAAAACACCTTCAGCGAGCTGACGCGATTGTACATTATGCTATCAACCGACTAGTATTCATTTTGTATAGTTGTCTGTAGAATAAACAAGTTACCTACCTATTATACCGCCCCCCTTTAGATATTGCAACCAACCTATACACGTCCTGACTAATATCCGCCGTTACCTGTGCACGTACCTGGGCCATAATCATCTCCAAGTGGTCAAGCGGGTCAGCCTTGCGAAATTGTACATTATTGGACAGCTGTATTACATCATTGTCCCGGTATATCTGTTGCCGGTAAAAATATTCATACAGCAAGTGAGTCAAATAATCATACTGTGTCATTCTCGCGCGATACCTCTATCAAATTGCCGTCTTTCCAACGGCCTTGATAATACCCGACCACTTGGGTATGTCCTACACCATCAGCGCCCCTATAATCGTGCCGGATGGACGAATTATAAGTTACATTAAGCGCATCTATAACATCCTTTGGATGTAAACCGTTATAGGTGCTATCGGAACACCCTTCAAGATAAAAGTTTTCCATCTGAGGACGCTTAAGCCCCAAGGAGCAAGAAAAAGAACGGCTCCCAAGTTCGGCCGCCGTATCCTTGGTAATATACTTAGAAATATAAGCCCCCATATTCTTGATATCGCGAACAGCGTGAATATCTACAAAACCATGAGGCCAACAGGCATTAAGAATTTCCCAAGGAATCTTATCCGATATAAAAAGAACCATATGGACATGCCAACACCCCTCATTTCCTTCTTTTTCACCGCGCTCCTTTTGCCGTTCTAAAACATACAGATATTGCATATCAAAACCGCGACGAGTCATAGCGCGAACAAAAACAGTAATGTCTTTACGAACCTTTTTAACATCTAGAACCGTATCCCTATAAGTCAGGGTCAAAAACTTCGTGTGCGGAACCCAATTAGCCCATATAAGACGGCGTACCGTCTGCCTTGCTCTATACAAGTTATCCTCCCGCTTTCCTGCCGGGCGGTCAAGCTCTGTGCCATCCCGCCGAACAATATCATACGGTCTCTCCTGACCGACCTTAACAGCACTACTATAGGTGTATACCTCCACGTATTCGCCGGAGATAACCACCTTTGAAAACAAGTGGGCCTCTGGCATATTTTCACCCCTATGACTGACTTCACCGTATTAACCTCTGACTGAGTTATGAGGAATAGTCAAGATTAAAGAGGCGGGCGGCGCCCCCCCCTCAGCGCGGCGCCGCCCTCCAGACCCCCCCCGTCGCGGCGCTG